TTACGAGATCATCAAGATGGACATGGGGAGTTTGTTGAGGGCGTCTGGGTTGCTGCTAAAAGCATACCTGGGCGTGCTTTTTACTTTGAGACATACTTACCCACATATGGTGCAATGTATGACAAACTACCCATCAGTGCATTCGTTCGATCCGCTGAAACCCCAGTCATAGACATGAGTTTGGAGAATCTACAATTCTGGAATTGCATGGATTATGGTGTCATGGCAATCAACAAAGGATTTGTCTCATCAATGGACTGTGAGGTCTTTACTAGAGATCATGGTCTTATGAAGAGGACAATACTTGTTTACACTTGATAACTACCATGCAAACCCAGATGTAATAGATAATAATGTAAGTGAGGTGCCACAAGAGCACAAATCACATAATTGTATCGCATTGAATAACGGTCAGTATGCTTTGTATCCTAATAACAGGATGCGTCTGTATGACCTCTCTATTACCCCTGAGGAACCCAAGTTCCCTGACTTTAAAGTATCTACCATAGAATACCAAGTAGAGTCAGGAACGGACTGGGGACGCCTTGGAGACACCGATGATTATTTTTGGCAAACACAACAGGAGAAACAAAATGGGACACCCTAATAGGTTGGACGGATCAGTTGACAAAGGCGATGACTTTGTTAATGAAGGTATGACACTTATCACCGAGACTGATAGTGACAAGTATCTCAATATGTCAGCAAAGCGCAACCGTAACAAAGCAAAGAACGAAGAGGTTTTCGATTCTCAAGAGTGGGCGGATGGATTCGTTGGTAAGTGATAAATAGTAACAGCCTATTGGTGTGTTAAATGCCTTCCTTTCAGACATTCAAAGATTTGAGTGTTACGTTTAAAAAACACCCTGTTACTAATGATTTGGTAACAGTGAAAGACAAGGCAGCTATAGTACAATCGATTACTGCTTTACTTCTCACCAAGAAAGGGGAAAGACCATTTCAACCAAATTTAGGTTGTGATATTCAAAATGTTTTATTTGAACCATTGGATTATGCATCTGGTGCTGTTATTAGATCAGAGATTTTGGAAGTCTTGGAGCGTTATGAACCAAGAATTAACGTTAATAGAATTATCTGTTCGCCGGATTTTATAAACAATGGTTACGAAGTAGAATTGCAGTATACGATTGTTGGTAGGAATGATGCTCCGGTGGCTGTAGACTTCTTCTTAGAGCGTACACGATAATGCCTTATACTCAGGTTGCAAATTTAGACTTTGAAGATATCAAAGCAGCTCTCAAAGATTATCTGAGAGCACAGTCAGATTTTACTGACTATGACTTTGATGGATCGGCATTATCTACGCTGATTGACACACTCGCCTATAATACCTACTATACGGCGTTTAACACTAATATGGTAGTCAATGAACTATTCATTGATTCTGCCACCTTGAGAGACAATGTAGTAGCGATTGCGAAGCAGTTAGGGTACAGACCCAAAAGTGCAACGTCTCCTACTGCATATGTCTCTTTTTCTGTAACTTATAATAACTCAACAACTGATACCGAACTTTTATTAAAGAAGGGAACTGGTTTTATTGCAAACTATGATAATAACATTTATCAGTATGTTGTTCTAGATGACGTAAAAGCACAGGTTGTTAATAACGTTGCAACATTTACTGAGGTTGAAGTAAAAGAAGGAACGCAACTAGTTAACACTTTTACTATCAATACATCTTTGAAGAATCAGAGATATTTCTTAGATAACGAAAATATTGACTCCAATACTATTAGAGTAAGCGTATTTCCAACTGGCGGATCATTTAACGAACCATGGTTGGTTTCTGATAATATTATTGGTGTTGATAGCAATTCAAAAGTTTTCTTTTTAGAAGAAGTAGAAGACCAGAGATATGAGCTTCTTTTTGGTGATGGTGTCTTAGGAAAAAAATTAGAGAATGGCGCACGAGTAGAAGTTTCTTACTTGACAACTGCAGGACCAGAAAGTAATGGAGTAAGAACGTTTATATTCTCAGGAGTATTAGAAAATCCAAATGGTGTTTCTCCAAATTCATTTACTGTAGATATTACTTCTACTATTGCTTCTGCTGGTGGTGAAGAAATTGAATCACTTAAGAAAATTAAGTACACCGCACCAAAAGCATACGGAGCACAAAATCGTGCTGTAACCACACAAGACTACTCTGCTATTGTTCGTAAAATTTACCCAGCAATTAGTGATATTATTATTTTTGGTGGCGAAGATCAAGTCCCACCAGAATATGGAAAAGTTTTTATTGCTATTAAACCATCCGATGCTTCTTTCTTAACATCTATAACCAAGAAACAAATTATTGCAGAGTTAAAGCAGTATGTTGTTGCTTCTGTCGAACCAGTAATTACTGATCCTTCTATCCTTTATGTTGAACTGGATAGTAAGATTTTTTACAATAGTTCTATTACAGATCAATCACCAGCACAAATTAGAGATAAAGCAATCGGTTCTCTTCAGTCTTATCTTGATACAAGTGATACTGAAATGTTTAGTGGTAAATTTAGGTACAGTAAAGCTATTGGTGTGATTGATGATGCTGATAAAAGTATCAATTCCAATTTAACTGAACTCACAATGAGGAAAGATTTTTATCCTCAATTAAATTCAACATTCTATTATGAAATTTGTTTCCAAAACGAATTTGATAAAGACTGTGAGGGTCCAACACTTTCTAGTACTGGATTTAGAGTTACAGAATATCCAAATTTTGATGTTTATATAGAAGATAGGGATGGCAAAATTGTCCTATATAGACTAGATGCTTTAACTGGCGAAAAAGTTGTTCTAGACAAGGAAGTCGGTGATATTGATTATGTCAAAGGTGAGTTAATGATTTACGATCTAACTGTCATTAAAGGCAGTTTCTTTGATAATAGAATTTCAGTTAAAGTAAAACCGCTATCTAATGATATCAAGGCTCTTCGCGAAGTATATCTTGATGTTGACGTTGCGAATTCATCGTTCACTGCATACAAAGAGTAATTAAATGGCTGCTAAGACCAAAAGAATTTCTACTCTTATTGAGTCACAACTTCCGGAGTTCATTTCTAGCGAGTATGAACTTTTTAGTAGGTTTGTAGAAAAATACTATGAATCTCTAGAAGTCCAGGGGGGAACCTTGGATGTAATTAATAATCTTCAGAAATATACAGACATTGATTTTTACGAAAAAAATCTTTTAAAGCAGAGTGATTCGCTAGCGGTTGAAATTGATGAAAATTCTTCTGTAATTGTATTACAAGATGCATCTTCGTTTCCAAAGAAAAATGGTTATGTAAGAATTGAAGACGAGATTATTTTCTATGGTGTTAGAACAAATACAGAATTAAGAGAGTGCTCTAGAGGTATTAGTGGTAACACAACTTTAGGAGATTTATATAATAGCAGCAATTTTGATAGCACAATATCTGCTAGTCATGCAGCAGGAAAACAAGTATACAATGTAAGTAATTTATTTTTGTATGCATTTGTCAAAAATTTTGAAAATCAGTACTTAGGATCTTTTCCAGAAAAATATCTTAAAGGTGATGTTGATAAAAGAACTTTAATTAAAAATATTCAAAAGTTCTATAAAACCAAAGGAACATCTAGTTCTATTAGTTTTATATTCAATACGATTGTTAATAAAGAACCAGATTCTCCTGCAGTATACAATCCAAAAGATTTTACTTACAAATCTTCAGAATCTGATTGGGTAAAGACTTTTGCTGTCAAAGCAAAACTAGTGTCGGGAGATCCAAAAACTTTAATTGGCAAAAAACTAATACAAAATAAAACTGCCGAGTATGAATATGCAGATGCTATTGTTGATAATGTTTCTCCACTAGGAACTTTTGATGGCGAAGTAATTTATAATATTATTCTTGCACCAGAAACAGTTAATGGAGAATTTTCTGTATCTACCAAAACTAGATTAGAAAAAAGATTAGAGCAATCACAGACATCTGGTAGAATTGGTGTATTCTCAACAATTGGATGGGATCAAGAAGGATCAATTCTAATTGGTGAAGAAGTTATTGAATTTGAAGATAAGAACGCTACACAATTTATTATTAAGTCCAGAGGATCAATCCCACTAACATATGAAGTCGGTGAAACTGTATACAAGCCTGTAAGTCTTATTGGCGGAGATGTAAACCTCATCTCTATGGGTATTGTATATGATTTAAAAATTAAATCTTCTGCCCCATATGCATCTTCGGGAGATAAGATTCAAGTATCTCCACCAGGATTCCAAACTGCAGATCCAAAAATTGTCGTAACAGGAACTAATACTCCTAGATGGATTTTTAACTCTTCGTCTGTTGATGCTCCCACTAATACAAATATAGAATCCGCACTCAGTGAAGTAAAGACAAATGTTTCTGCTATTTTTGCAGACGATCAATACTATTACATTGCTAGTTCTTCATATCCAAGTTATACCATATTAGATGGTGTAACTGCAACTCAAAGAGTAGAAGATCAAAATTTACTACGTTTAATTAGAAAGCAGTCTACAAGAACTACGGAAGTTTACAAGACACCAAAGAAAGATGTTGGTATCTTGGTAAATGGTACTCCAATTTACAGTTATAAAGATAGCGAAAGCATTAGATATGGATCATTAGAAAAAATTGAAGTTGAGTTTCGTGGGTCTGGATATACAAATCCTCCATTTGTTCTTGTAGATGGACTCCCAAATAAAGCAAGGGCAGTCATGTCCGGACAGATTGTCGATGGTTATATTGTTGATACACAAAACGTATTTCCAAAAACTCCAGAAATTACTGTCACCTCTGGAAGAAATGCTTCTATTCGTGCTATTGTAACTAATGGCAAGGTAACCAGTTTAGTAATTGATAATCCTGGTGAGTTTTATTCTTCTCCTCCAATCGTAAGTATCAGAGATAGAAAAGGAAAAGGAAGATTTGCAAATTTTGAATCTATTGTAGATATCGATGGTGATATTACAGGATTCAATAAAATCGAAGAAGGTAGTTTCTACACTCAAGAAAATATTGAAGTAGTTATTATTTCTGTAGGATCTGGAGCAGTAGGAACTCCATTATTAAAAGAATGGAATAAAAACAGATACGAAAACTTAAAGTCTGAACTTGATACCGAAAATGGATATCTATTTGCAAATACTAATATCAAGTATGGATATGGTTACGGCCATGTAGCAAACCCAAAAACTCTTCGTGTGGGTTTGAATGATAATATTGATTCTACTGGCAGTGAACCATCTACAAAGATTCACTCTCCTATCATTGGATTTGCTTATGATGGCAATCCAATTTACGGTCCTTTTGGTTATTCAAATGCTTTTGATTTGCAATCATCTATTTCTAGAATGACTTCTAGTTATTCTTTGAAAGGAAATAGAACTGGTGGTCCTCAAATTGTAGATTATCAATTAGGTTTCTTTGTAAATGATTACGAATATATTCATAAATCTGGATCACTGGATGAAAATAATGGAAGATTTTGTGTTACTCCAGATTTTCCTGAAGGAACTTATGCATATTTCTTAACGATTGATAGCAATCAAGAACCACAATTTCCATATTTTGTTGGAGAAAATTTTTATTCTCTTCCAGTAGATAGTAATTATAATTCGGACATTTCTCAGTCAGAAATTCCTAAGAATGCAAAAAGATTAAACTCTTCTGGTATTACTAATAATGGTGAGGGATTGATTGCGTTTGTTTCAGAAGTAAAGTCTGGAACTATAGATTCTTTGCAAGTTGACAATTCTTCCACAAACTTCTCACCAAATTCTAAAGTATATTTTAATAATACTGATACAGAAGGAAGAGATGTAGAAGCAATTGTATCTTCTGTAAATGGCAAATCTGTAAACTATTTGCAAAGTAAAGAAGATAAAGTAGTTAGATTGACTACTATTCAGAATGCATATTTGTTCTCGGATGATACGCTAACTCAACCATCATCAAATGCGTCCGGAACTATTGTTGGTTTAGTACAAAATGAAAATGTAATTGTTCTTAAAGATGTAATCGGTAGGTTTGATAATACAGGTACTTTTTCTGCTACGATTAAAACATTCTCTTTATTGATCGATCAGAATGGAACCTATACTGCAGGAGCTAAACTATTCTTGACAGATGGAAAAAATCCACCTGTTGCTAAAGCAACTATTTTAGAATCAACAAACAAACAAAACATTCTAACTATCAAAGCTGAAACAGGCGATTGGAGTTTATTCAATGATCCTGATAATGATTACTTTATTCAATCAGATAATTTATTCAACACTTCTGGATCTAGAATTATTACTCTATCTTCCTTAAGTGATAACTTAGAACCATTTGACGTAAATCAGAGTGTTGCTCTTATCGAGACAGCAACAGATCATGGTCTAGGAGTTGGAGATGATGTAGTCATTGATATTAATCCAGATGATACAACCAAATCCAAAACTTACTACGTAAGAAAACGTCTGTATCAAGAAGTTACTTTTCTAACTCCTAAGAACGATACTAAAATTAATTTCAGTGGTATCGGTAGATTTGATATCTTAAATGGTGGAATTGGATATGCCGTTGGAACATATGAAGATGTTTCTCTAACTGGAGGATCAGGAACTGGAGCAAAAGCAACTCTAGTAGTTAGCGAAAAAGTAATTGGCGGTAATCCAACTGGTGTCGTATCTAGTGTGACAATTACCGACTTTGGATCTGGATATAAGAAATTTGATTATCTTAGTGTTGACGATTCAGATCTTCTGAGAGCAAATACTCCAACATTAGGAAATGCAAGATTCACAATTTTAGTAGACCATGCTGGTTTTGCTGCGGGTGAAAATTCTTTGTACGTTAATAGCACTGTTGGATTTGCTAATGATGATCTTCTTAAAATTGGTAATGAAGTAGTCAAAATTATTTCTATTGATAATACAAATAATATCTTTACCGTAGAAAGAGCAAAAGAAGAAACTTTAGAATTAGATCATTATGACAATCAAATTGTATCTCTCTATAAAGGAGGATATAATTTTACAGACAATTATAGAATAACAACTGACTCTGGAAGTGGATTTATTAGATCATATAATAAAGAAACACAAAAAGCTGTTATTGTATTTGATTATTCAATTATAAAATCATCTGCTAGAAATCTTCTGGTAGGAACTAACTTTTTTGATGCTAGTTCTCCAAAAACTAGATTTGTTTCTGTTGGTTCTGCTGATGAAATAGATTTCAAATTTGAATTTTCTGAAGATAATACAACGTTTACAAAAAATCCAAATATTAACATCCAAGAGTTTTACAGATATGTTTTTGATACCTCACACTCGTCAATGTCAGGTGTCTCTTTAGATTTTAGTCCAAGTAAAAATTATAATGTTGTTACTGTTGAGAAACTACAATCTGGAATTTCTTCTGGATCGTCTGGATCATTTATTGATTTAAAATTTGGTTTTGGATCTCGTTTGGCAACAAATGGATATTCTACAAAAATTGGCACTGATTTTACCAATTTCTATTACTTTGATAAAAACAATATCGTTTCTTCAGATGACAGATATTTAAAGATTATTACCGATCCTCTTCAGGGTAAGAAAAAATTAACTTACGTAACTCCAAATAGATTTGTATATGATATCCCATTTGATCCTCTATATGATGGTTCGGGATCTATCTCTTACAAAACAACAGGTGAATTTGCTGTAGGTAGTATTGATTCCTTTGCAATTACAAATTCGGGTTTAAATTACAAAAAAGTTCCCATCATTGATGGTGTTGATCCCAACAGTAATTTTAAAGCAAAAGCAACGGTATTGTTTGATACTGTTACAAATACTATCAATGCTATTGACATTACAGATAAAGGTTTAAACTATATTAGTCCAAAAGTTGTTATAACAAATGGTGACGGATTAGGAGCAGAGTTTAATATAATCTCACAAGATGGTAAAATTTTATCAATTACTGTTAAAAATCCAGGTAAAGGATACACATATCAACCAGAGATAGAAATTGTAGAAACTTCAGTAGAAATTTATGCTGTTAGTAACTCTATTGGAGTTCCTCAAAGTATTAAAATTTCTCAAAATGGTGGTGCATATCATTTAGATAAAACTGTAGCATCAACATTTACTGGAAAGTATATTGTTTCTCTAAAGAATCCTCAAGGGAAGTTCTTGGAAGGAGAGATTGTAAAACAAACAATTAATGGTGTAGAAGTTAGTAGAGCAGAAGTTTCTGAGTGGAGACCTGGGTCCAATCTACTTAAGCTAGAAAAAATTGAAGGTACACTAAGACAAAATTTTGAAATCAAAGGTTCTGTATCTAAATCTACTGGAACAGTGGTTTCTATTTTTGTTACTGAACTAAATCCATCAATTGCTAGTTTTTATGACAATATTGGTTATTATATTTCAGATAGAGGAAAATTAGGTGTTTCTAATCAAAGAATTACTGATAGTTATTTTTATCAAGACTATTCTTACGTAATTAAGTCGAAGACTCCTATAGAGCAGTGGCGTGATTTAATCAAGTCCACAACTCACCCGGCAGGATTTAATCTGTTTGGTGAAGTTGCTATTGACGCAAAAGCATCAACTAAGATGCCAACTAAGTCTTCCAATGCAGGACACTTTACGCTCATTCAGTTGTGGGATCCAGAAAAAAATATTGTTACCGTCGAAAATACTAGAAGAACTATTACACAAACAGTTCAAAAAGTAGATCAATATAATATTATAAAAGGATTAGGTTCAGCGTCTACTTCAGAATTTAATTTTAATGAAACTAGAGCGTTTGAAGTCAAACTATCAGCTAATTTTGATGGTTACTATGATTCTGACGGTAGACTGCAGGGAACAAAAACGTTCCAAGTAAAAGATGATGAAGGAAATCTGTTTACTCCATATAGTCCAAGCAATTTAATTATTACTCTTGATGGTATTCTGCAAGAACCTAATGTTGCATATACTGTGTCGGGGCAGACTATTACATTTACAAACCCACCTTTAGGTAATAACACAAAACAGACTGGAAATACTATTTCTGATGTAACAGAGTATAAGGGAGTTACATTTTATGGTAAGTATATCCAGTTTAAAGATAATCAATATGATGACAGATATATTAAAAAAACACAAAACATTTTCCAAAGAAATGGAAGATGGATTGATGCTGCAAATCAAATTGAAAGAAACAAACTATTCATTGTTGCCGAGTCTGTTGGATATGGTAAAAATAAGTATCCGTCATTAGATTGGAGTACAAAAACAGATGATTACGAAAGAGAGCTTGGATTTATAGTCGATGCATATTCACATGATTTAAGATTTGGTGGAAATGTAAAAATTAATAATTATGTCAATATTATAAATGATGAAAACAAGTATGATTACTTTACAAAAAATAAAACAGAATCATTAGGTATTGTACGATATCTTACAAATTTAGTTAATCTTTCTGTTAGAAATTGGGATTTTGTAGAAGAAAACGTTTCTTATTTACAAGGATCATTTAAAGTTGATGTTTCCAACACAAACAATTTGGCAGTGGGAATGTATATTAGTTCTGGCACTGCTTTTGCACCTGACACTAAAATTGTATCAATTAATAGTTCCACTGAAATTACATTAAATAAAGCAGCTTTAGCGAACTCTGGCGGGGCAGGAGGAGCTTCTGTTGGCATTACGAACCTACAGGGAACTGCTCCAGCTGGAGGAACAACGTTGCCAACAGCAATCGGACGTGTTGTATCTGGAGGACAATATGAAGTTGCTCCAGGATCTATTGTCGCTGTTCCTGTATCATTTTCAAGTTCTGATAGTGCTACTTTCTTCTTCAGTGGCATCAACAATGGAACTTTCTATGATGCATCTAATCTGATTGAAAAAAATAAGCAATACATCATGGAAGAAGTTTCTGGATGGTTTGCTGCCACATATCCATCGACAGTATGGACGGATCTGAATAAAGATATTAATGAATATATTGATGGTGTAGTTTATCATTCTCGTTTTGGTGGTAACGAATACGTAGTAGACTTAGCACAAAACTACTATAGAAATACTTTCTACCCATACCCAGAGACTCTAAAATATAATGTTGATGCTACAAAATATTCTGCTGGATATTCTTTCGTAAGAGATCTCATGGTTCTTGCTATGAGAAATAATCTAACAGTAGGAACGTATACAAATATCTCACCATATTTTGATAATACTATCGCAACTGATTCAACATTCCCAGCATGTATTCAAGTAGAATCTGCACTAGATTCTTTCTATTCTATCATGAATACTATTCTGGCAGAAGGAAAAGGTTTAGTAGAAAGAACTTCCACAAATTCAAGTAAACCAGGAAACTGGACTGGATTGTTGCCCTATTCCAATTACACAATTATCCCAGATTCATTACTCCCATCATATGAATGTGCGGACGTAGTTTCTTCTGTTGATTCATTGTATACAACAATTACTAATATTTTGAATAATAGTGTTGTTCCTATTGCATATCCTGATTATGTAGATGGTGAAAATAAAATCTTTGAATTATACTGGGAAGATGGAACGGATGTTATCACAGAAGAAGATGAAGATCTTTTCTTAACTATTAATGCTGTTCTACAAAAACCAAAATACAAAGAAGATTATCCTGCAGAAGATGCATACTATATTGATAGAACTGTAATTCCAAATAGAATTGTTTTTGATGTAGCACCTATTTGGGATCAAGATCTTGGCGCTAAGAGTATTGGAGAACCAACTGCAGTTGAAAAGGTTGTTGGTATAGGTGTTGGAAACTACAAACGTCTTACTGTAGATAAAAGTTTAATTAGCGGATCTCGTGGTGGTCCATTCTTAATTCTAGATTTAAAAGATCTTACAGTTCAGAATATCGAAGACTCTGCATATCTGTATGTTTTCTTGGATGGAGTTTTACAGAGAGAAGGATATTCATATTCTGTTACTGGTCCAAATATTACATTTAAGTCTCCAATTAAAAAGGAGATGAAAATTGATATTAGATATCTTTATGGAAGAGAAATCGGTCAAATCTTAAACATCTATGATTTCACACAAGACACATATTACGTAAAAAGTAGTGTAGAGCTACAAACAACATCAGGAGGTGCTGATTTAGTAGAGGGTTTATGGGCTGGAAAATATAATGGCAATACATTACATGTTTGGCAAATTAATCCAAATGGAACCAGAAATATTATTGGAGAAGTACTTGAAATTGTCTCTACTGGCAATGTTTTAAATTTAGATGTATATGGCATGAAGTGTGAGTTACTACAAGGAGAACCAGTAGTATTCGCAATTAAAGGTAAATATAGTGTCAATTACACAGTTCCACTTGCATCTACTGGATCTACTCTATCATATGATGTTGATGATAATGGAAGATTATTACTTTCAGACAACTTAAATAATTGGAAAGGATCTATTATAAGAAAGTCATACAAAAATCCTTTTGTAAGTCTATCAGATAATGATTTTATTCGAGTTGAAGGTGAGTCAAGATTTAGAAAAATCAAAAAATTACCTCAAATTGTAGGAACAAGAGAAGAGAGATTACAAAAAGGATCTACAAACTTTGTATTTGGTACAGTAGAAGTAGAGACTTATAGTGGTATTACTAGAGGAGAAGGTCTTTCTGTTGTTGCAATAGTCGAAAATGGTTCTGTTGTAAGACTCGATTGGAATCAACGCAGCTATGATCCATTAACTCAACCAACTGCATATCAATATTATACACCCCCTGTATTAAATTTTGTCCCTCAAAATGGTAACGGTGGTGGAGCAAAAGCAGTTGTTCTTGTAAGCAAAGGTCAAGTTGTTAGTGTAGAATTAATCGATGGTGGTACTGGATATACTGAAGCACCTTTAGTTCGTGTTTCTCGAAGATATGATTTAAAAAAGGAAAGAGGAATTGGTGTTTCTCTAATTAACCTCAGAATGAATCCATATGTAGACACTGCTGGCATGACAGCTATATCTACTATTGATGTTTTAGGAAGTCAAGTTTCCGGAGTAAATTCATTTACTTCTGTTTTCTTTGATAGTCCTGTTGATACAGATAGACAAATTAACGCTCAAATTCAGTTAGTTGATGAAGTTGGTGAAGATTTAGATGCTGGATTGGTGGAACATCTTTCAACTGTTACCAGTGAAAGAGACACAGCACTAATTGATACAGAACATGAAATTACTGAAATTAATCTTTATATTGAGACTCCTTACATTGTTAATATTGATGCTCTGTCAACGCTAACTCTACAGAGTTCTAATAGAGAGATTACCAATTCTGTAAGTAACGTTATTAATAACACTGCGTTATCTAATGTCAACTACTATGAAATTGCAGCATATTTACAAGTAGATGCTGATCCAACAGATAGCATCATTTATATTGCCGACACCAGTAAATTCAAATCAACTGGTTACCTGTTAGTTGGAAACGAGGTTGTCAGATACTTCCTTAAGTTTGGTGATAGATTCCTCAAAGTTAAAAGAGGAGTAAACAATACCACAGCTCAGTTATGGTCTGCAGGAACATATATTAGACAGATCCCAGATCCAGTATCTATTGCATACGGTGGTGTTTCCACAATCGAGTCTCAGAGTAGTCTTGTTTCTGTTAAAGGTGGTGCTGAAGTAGGTCTCACAGAAAGAGAAACTGAAAGATTGATTATTACTCCAGATGTAAGTCCTAAGACTTCCACCAGAGTTATTACAACTGCAGTTCAACCACAACTAAACGTTCAATCAATTAGTCAGATTTCTTCAAAAGTTGTATATAAACTAGAACCTCCTGCAGGAAGTATTCTATCATTCAATACAACAAGAAAAGAGATATCAATTCGATCTGTAGTACAAACAGTACATAGTGAATTTGTAATTAAAAAAGAGTCTACAGAATTTTTAATCTTTACTCCACCTGGAGGTGTTGTTGATGGATATGAGGAGTCTGCTTTTATTGATGATCCAATTAAAACAAGATTGAATGGAATGGTAGATCTTTTGGATGATTATGGTGTAGTCCAACGTAATGGAACTACTATATTTGTCAAAAATGCTATCTTCAGTACATTTAATCAATATGTCGGAAACTATAAGAAAACTAACGTTGGTTATATTTTAAAACATTTTGATGGATTGTTTGATGATGGTGCTGCAAATGTATCTGGTTATACACTTGCTGATGTTGATTTCTATTTCCCTTCATTATCAATCAGAGATTTCACAGAAAGAGGAGAGTCTCAATATACACTAGGAGGAGATAAATTTAATATACTACCACCATCTATTCAAAACCCAGTTGCTATTAGTTCTTCTGTGGGAACTATTGGCGGACCAATTATTGTACAAGATACATCATCATTCCCAAGTTCCGGATTCTTATTTACCTCATCTGGATCTGTCATTGAATACACAAGTAAAACTGCAAATAGTTTTGAAGGTTGCACTTTAACAAGAGGTCCAAACTCTATTGTGAGCGGAGATGAGTTGATTCCGTTTTCAAATTAATGAATAACGGTATAAATATAAATAACACAGGCACAAACACTACGTCGGAACAAACTAATGGCTGCTATTATATCTGATAAGTTTAGAATTTTTAATGCGAAGCAATTCCTGGAATCGCTATCGGAAACTCCTAGTACGAACATGTACTTTTTCGTTGGTCGTCCACAACCATGGAAGGCGTACTTAGAAGTATATTCAAAGTCTTCAACTAATTTTACTGTCGGAAATGAAGTGTTTGTTGGAACATATGGTTCCACTGCTTTCCGTGCTACTGTTTCTGCTGTTTATGATGGTGCCCTTCTTCTGACCGACGTTTTTGGTAGTAACGGTATTAATTCTGTTCCACCAACTGGCAGCACTTTATTAGAAACTGCAGATGGCGGTTCTAATACAACATTAGCTACAGCAACTACTGGTGTTTATCGCTATGGTACTGAGGACATTCCACCTCTTCCCCTCGACAACCAAAGAGAGAAAATGTCTCTCTATGATGAAATTATCGCTGCTAAACGTATTACAACCGATCTAGCAAGAACAGTTATTCGTCGTTACAACTGGGATGTTGTTGCGAATCCATTCTTTGATATGTGGAAACCTGATTACTCTTCTACTCCAGCAGGTGGAGGTCAAGTTGGTAAGCAAACTGCAACTAATGTTTCCGCAATTGCAGATGCTAAGTTCTATGTGATGAATACAAACTACGAAGTATTCAAATGTCTATACAACGGTCAGTCTCCTGCAAATCCAAATGGAGTAAATGCATCTGAAGAACCATCTACTTCTGGTGGTAACTACAATTCATCGACAGGCATCTACACAGAGACCACTGGAGGTCTTTATATTTGGAAGTACGTATATACTATTCCAACTGATGATGTTCTTAAATTCTTGTCTTCGGACTTTATGCCTATTGTATTGGCATCAGAATCTACTCGTCAAGCAGTAGAAGCTCTTGTAGTTGATGGATCACTTGATGTTGCTGTTATTGAAGATGCAGGATCAAACTTCACAGACGGAACTGTCTACACTAGCGTTAAAGGTGATGGAACTGGTGGTGTTGTAGAACTAACGATTAGTGGTGGTGCAATTACTGCTGCTAGCGTCTGGGCTCGTGGATCAGGTTATAGTTATGCCAATGTCCTCTTAGGAAATGGCAACCTCTTCTCTGACACTGGATTGACAACTGCAGTTGCAACTCCTGCTAATGCCGCTGGTGCTATTGAAGTAGTTCTCCCCCCGCAAGGCGGTCACGGTTCCGATATGGAACTAGAACTTAATGGTAAGCGTGTAATGACTAACATTCGCCTTACATATGCAGAAGGTTCTGGCGACTTCCCTGTCGATAACGACTTCCGTCGTATTGGTATTATTAAAGATCCTCTTCTAACTGCTACAAATGCAGCTGCAACCGAATCTACTTATTCTGGGTTAAAGGCAATTAAAGTTAATCTTAATGGTGGATCTGGAGATTATGTTCCGGACGAAAAAATTACTCAGACTGTAACTGGTGGTACTGCATATGGAACAGTAGTTTCTTGGGTTCTTGATAGTGGTTCTTCTACTGCAGGTGTTCTTAAGTATATCCAAACCAATGACGCACATACCGATCAAGGTGTTGTAAGAGATTTTGAGAGCAATGGTTCTAATGCAATTTCAGGAGGTCAGTCTTCTGCTGCTGGTGTAGTTGACACTGCTTACGATACTGGCGGTGCAGTTCTTCCATTACTAGGTCATACGTTTACTTCTGGTCTTTCTCCCTCAGAGATTAAGAACAATTCCGGTGATGTAATCTATGTAGAGAACCGTCGTCTTATTACTCGTGCTCCCGACCAGATTGAAGATATCAAACTAGTCATCGAATTCTGATTTTAATTTACAAGATTAATCCCTCCAGCAATGGGGGGATTTTTTTTATGTCTACTAAATAATATGAGGAAGACCATAGTATTATTGGCGGAGTACGATGCCACAGCAGACTAACTTAAACGTTTCTCCTTATTACGAGGACTTTGACGCAAGAAAGAATTTTTATAAGATTCTTTTCCGTCCTGGGTATTCCATTCAGGGAAGAGAACTAACACAAATCCAATCGATTCTTCAAAGTCAAGTTGAATCGTTTGGTAAGTTTGCTTTTAAACAGGGAGATTTAGTAATCCCTGGAGAAGTAGGTCTTAATACAAAATTAGATTATGTAAAGCTATCTTCTGTATCAGAAGTTGCTGTTAATGAAGACAATAATATCGTATATAAAAAATATGATATTACTCAATTAGTAGGTCAAACATTACGAGGTCTTTCTTCTGGTGTTGACGCTATAGTTTTGTCCGCAAAGTTGTCTACAGAATCTTCTGCTGATACTGTATTTGTCAATTATATTAACAGTGGTAACTCCAGCACAGAACTCTCATTCAGACAGGGAGAAACATTAGAAGTAGTTGATGGTGTTAATACACCATTATTGGTTGTAGGAACTGACGGAAGTGTTCTACCAACTAGCATCAATGTAACTAATCCTGATACTGGGGAAGTAACTTCACTAGAAAGTCCCGCAATGGGATATGGTTCTGCTATTAAAGTAGAAGAAGGAATTTACTTCATAAATGGATTTTTTGTTCGCAACAAAGAAGAACTTTTAGTAATTGAAGAGTATTACGATAAGCCAACTGCTAAAGTTGGATTTACAATTACAGAAAAAATTGTAACACCTGAAGAAGATTCTTCTTTATATGATAATGCAATTGGATCATCTAACTATACTGCTCCTGGTGCAAATAGACTTAAAATTGAATTAAACTTAAAAGAATTTGAAATTGATGCAATTGCAGATAAAAATTTCATACAACTTATTACTGTTGTAAGAGGAGCAGTACAAAGAAGAGTAAAACCAACAGATTATAATTTACTAGAGCAAACTCTAGCAAGAAGAACTTTTGATGAGAGTGGAGATTATGTAGTTGACAACTTCTCTGTTGATATTAGAGAATACGCACAGAGAGAAGGTAATAGAGGACTCTATGCAATTTCAGATGATGGATCGTTTAACGGATTGAATGCTGGCGATGCATATCGCAAAATGATTGCTAGTGTAGGTCCTGGTAAAGCATACATTAAAGGATATGAAATTGTCAATAAAGAAACTAAGTACTTAGAAATTAATAAAGCTAGAGAAAATCTTGCAAGTGATAATGTAACTTTAAAAAGTAAAGGTCTACCATCACTGAATATTACTAATGTGTATGGCAGTGTTCCTTTAAACAAAGAAGGATCTGATTTAACAGCATATCCAGAAGTATTTGTATATTCTACTTTTAATGACGGTTCTATTGGTTTAAACAATACCGAAGATAGCACTAGTTTAAAACAGACAGTTAGTAGAAGAGGATTAATATTCGATTCTAATATTGGTATTAAAACTTTAACAATCAAAATTTCTAGTACCACAAATACTTTATCTACTATTACCGATAGTACGTTCCAAACTACATTTAAAGATTTACATTTTATTAGAACCAGAGACGCCCAAGGAGCAGTTGTATCTACAAGCAGTGTACAAACACTATCATACTCAATAATTAATCGTCCAGAAATTAATAGTTCATCAGGAGTTCAGTTTTTTGAAGTAACAGTATTTGGCGACAAAAGTGAAGTAGAACTCCTCTTAACTGACTATGATGCAGGGGACAGTAGTTACAGAAGACAACTATATCTTTCTGTATCTGATCTATCCAGTGATATTAAATTTGGAACTATTGTTGATTATGGAGAAACATTTACTCCTGTTATTGGTAAAGTAAAACCAAATAACTTCTATCTAGAATCTAGAGGTGCTGGATTTGATGATGATTCTGATATTGTTATTTCAAAAGGACGTTTACCTCAAGGAACTAGTTCATACAATACTATTTTTGGATTGTCATATTTTGATCCACAATTTTTTACAAAACTTCTCCTAAATTCAACTCCACCAGATGGATCTTTTGGTGAAGGCAAATACATTTATGGTTTGGATAGTGGTGCATATGGGGTTGTGGAAGGTGAATCTAATGGTACATATTCCACATCCAACATTTTGTTTGTTAAGACTATTTCGGGCAAGTTTATAAGTGGAGAAACAATCAGAGACGAAGATCGCAATTCTGTAAAAATTGCAAAAGATAATACTATTTCCCATTTTATTGTAAGAAATAGGGGAATTGGTTATAGTCAAAATTCGAGTCTTTTAATTAATGGTGTTGAATACGACGGATCAAAAATTGACTTAGAATTTACCGCTATAGGAAATGTACTAAAAGCAGGAATCAATAACAGATCTGCTGTTTCCATTGAATATAGTCAACCACCTGCTGTATCCGTTATACAACCATCTGCTTCTGGATCCCCATCAGAAATTGCAAATGTTGTACCAATTCTATTTAAAAATACTGTAACTACATACACTCCACAAAATATTAAGTCGGTTGGTTGTAGGTATGGATCTGGAAATGCAAACACATTTTCTGCAGATATAGTTATTGATAGTCAGCAATATTCCGAAATTAAATCTGTTACAGATTTTACATTTTTTGGAACAAAGGGAACTCTTTTCTTAGAATCCACAAGCTTCAGTGCGGATGCAAGTGAGTTCTTAATTCAAGGAGATATTATTCAATTTTCAGATGAAGATAATAACTTAGTTCGTACAATCGTACAAAAATCCACAAAACAAGAAGGTTCAGTAAAAACTAGAATTTATCTAGATTCTGCTCTACCAGGAAATGTTTCTAACACTAGTGTTGTTCGTCTTCGTCCTAAAACAGTAAACCCAAATTCTGGAACATTACTTTACCCAACTGGTAGCAGGCAAGTTAAAAAAATCTCTGCTGGAGGCGATGAAACAAAAATTAAATATTATTTCAGAAGAGATTTTGTTACTACAGCTTCTTCTGGTGGTGGCAAGATTACTTTTGCGGCACAACTTCCATTTGGTACACAAAGATTTACAGCATTTTCAGAAAGAAACTATATTATTACTGTATTAAATCCAGGTGATGCGCCAGATATTGAAACGGGTGATATCATTTATGTTGATCCAGATAATGTAAACATTAGTTCTGCTACTGATACTGCAAGTGGTCTAACTTCAGGTAGTATTAGTTTAGATCTTCCATCAACTTATTTTGGAAACATTCCATCAAATGGAACTTTCCCCAAGTTAAAATTGACTTCTACTCTTGAAGTAACAAATGCTAAACCAAGACTCAAAACTTCTGTAGAAAATAAAAGAATTGCAGTTTCTTCTTCTGGGGATAGAGTTATTCCATTTAGAGGAACTGATTATGATAGTGAAGTTGTTGAAAGTTTATCTTATTCTGATGCTTATAGATTGAGATATGTTTATGAAGGAACTATCTCAAAAGCACCTGATGTAGATACAGCAGGTAATTTGATTACAGGTAAAGACGTTACGGAAAGATTTACTTTTGATGATGGACAAAGAGATACGTTATATGACGTATCTAGAATTGTTTTAAAACCAGGATATGAAAATACTTCGGGGCAATTAGTAATCGCATTTGATTATTTCGAGCATTCTCAAGGAGATTTTTGTACCATTGATAGTTACCTCCATGAAGCAGGTGTTGTTGAAGATCTAATTCCAGATTTTAATTCCAACGTTCATGGAATTATTGAGTTAAAAAATGTTATTGATTTCAGACCAAAAGTAGATAGCAATACTATTATTCCTGGATATCAAGATACTTCTTCTCTATCAGAGGCAACTAGTCAGTTTGCTGGTCCTGGATCAGTAATTACAAGTTCTCCTGCTCCAGATTTAAATCTGGAATATACCATCTCATTTAGTCAGGTTCAATATCTCAGTAGAATTGATGGCATCTTCTTAAATAAGACGGGTGAATTTATTATTAAGGAAGGTAATTCATCTCTCAATCCAACAAAACCAGATCCTGTAGATGATGCTATTGCGCTTTTCTATGCTTATGTACCTGCATACACACAAAGCAGCAAAGATGTAAGAATTACACCCGTAGATAATCGCCGTTATACAATGCGCGATATCGGTAAACTAGAAAAACGTATTCAACGCCTTGAGTATTATACCACCCTTAGTATTCTAGAGCAACAAGCTCTTAATATGCAGGTTAAAGACTCTATTGGATTAGACAGATTTAAAAGTGGTTTCTTAGTAGATAATTTTGAGGAGCATAGAGTTGGTAATCTAAAATCTATTGATTACGTTTGCTCTATTGATAGTCAACAATCTGTATTAAGACCACAATCAAACGAAGATTCATTTGCTTTGATGGAAGTTAATACTAGAGAAGATCAAAGGTCTGTTGCTGGATATCAAAAATCTGGAGATATTATTACTTTACCTTATTCTGAGTTGAATTTAATTTCAAATTCTTCTGCTTCTAAGACTTTAAATCCAAATCCTTTTGTTGTCATTCAATATGTTGGAGACGGTGAAATTTCTCCTTCTATCGATCAGTGGTATGACAAAAGTGTAGAACCTCTCATTGTTGACACTAATACAAGTTTATATTCTATTTTCTTAGCAAAGGAAAACTCCAAAGAAAGTTATTCGAGTTTACACAATTCATTCTTAATTAACTGGGTTGGAACATCACCGTCGTTTGTTGCTATCAACTCCTTAGGAGAATCTTCTACAAAAAATGCGGTTTCATCTGTTGGATCAGCATCTGTAGGAAGTTCCTCAAATATTAGTCCTCAAAATAATGAAATTGGAAAAGGTATTGTAAGCAACAATATTGGCGAAAGATTAGTTTCTTCTTCTATACAATTTTATGCTAGAAGCATTCCTGTAAAATTTGTTATCAAAAGACTAAAACCAAATACAACTGTTAATGTCTTCATGGAAGGCAGAAATATTAACAGGTGGGTAAATCCGGATTTGAGATTTACTGGAATTGCAGGTAACTCATTATCCACATTTGGTGGGGTTGTGGTAACTGATGAAAGCGGATCTGCTAGTGGTATTATTTTAGTACCAGCGGGGGCACCTCCAACAGAAAACACTACTTGGACTGGGGATATCAATACCGTAAGCTATGATACATCAGGAGAAGAAATTAGAATTGCTACTGGTGTAAAAACTATTAGATTTACTTCTAGTGCTACTGATGAAAGTAAAGAAAAAGTTGCTTCTTATGCAGAAGTAAAATATTATGCTACCGGTATTTTACCACAAAATCCATCTAGTATTGTTTCAACAAAACCATCTTACTTCAAATCCAATGAAGGAGTTCAGTCTGTTAATAGCAATACAGACAATCCATTAAAACCAAATCCTGTAGCTCAGATTATCAAGATTGAAAATTATGATGGTGGAGTGTTTGTTACTGGTTTAGATCTATTCTTTAGCAAAAAGAGCGATACTATTCCACTAAGAGTTTATTTGACTAATGTCGATTCGGATAAACCAGCAAAAAATATTCTTCCTGGAACAGAAAAAACTCTTTCGTCAAATACTTACTTAAGATGTTACACAAATGGTAATGTTTCTGTAACTAAAGGAGAATTTATAACAGGAGTATCAACTGCTGCTTCTGGTCCTATTTCCAAAATCATTGATAAGAACGGTGTAGAATTAACACCATCTACTAGTGGAATTTTTGCATTAACAAACGATCAGGTGTATACGATTGTTCTCAACAATTATAATGGTAAATCTTTTAGACCCAATGAAGATTTATCTATTCCTTCAGTTACTAATGCAAATGCAACTGGTGGAACAGATTTAAAATTAACTATTGCTAAAGATAGTGGAAAACTTTCAGACATCAAAATTGTTAACACAGGTCAAAATTACGACAGTGCAATTTTGACAATTGAAAGCCCACAACTTCCTGGAGGATCATCTGCTACTGCTCGTGTAGAAGTTTCTGATGGTAAAATTTATAATACGGAAATTTCTTTAAGTGGTATTGGATATACAGAACCGCCTTCAGTAGTCATCAGAGGTGTCGGAAATGGAGCAGGAGGTTGTGTAATCCAAACCTTAATAGAAATCGACACACCTGCAGTCAGAATGGGCGTAGCGGTCGATAGAGATGGAGTTACAAACTCCACGACACCAACTAAGTTTAAATTTGACTATCCAGTATACCTACAGAATGATACAGAATATGCTTTAGTTGTAGAGACAGATTCAACCGATTATGAATTATGGGTTTCGGAACTTGGATCTAGTGATATTTCCACAAGCAGTATCATTACATCACAACCATCTTTAGGTTCTCTATACAAATCGCAAAATACTGATATTTGGACCGAAGATTTAGATCTAGATTTGAAATTCAAGATCTATAGAGCAGAGTTTGATATTAGTAGACCATGTGACCTTTTACTTACGAATAAAAATTTGGGATATGAATTACTAGACAAAAATCCTATAGAAACAAATGCTGGATCTGATACAAATGCTACATCAACTTTATATAAGAGTAATAATAGCATTGTAAAAGTATCCCATAGAAATCATGGGTTTGATAGTTCAGAAAAATCTTATGTTTTCTATAAAGGATCTTTAGAAACAGGAGGAATTACTGCCGATATTATTAACACTAATCTTTTTAAAGTTACAAACATAGGTATCGATCAGTACAATTTAACTTCAACAAACCAAGCATCTGGCAATAGTGTTGGTGGTGGCGATAGTGTTTATGCAATTTTCAACAGAAAATATGAAACTCTTTATCCACAAATTAATTACCTCACATTTAGTGATACTAAACTAGAAAGTTTTGTTTCAACAACCAATGCTGTCCCTGTAGATTCTTCAACTACAAATTACACATCATATTCCCAGACAGAATATGAAAAAACTTTCTTAAATGAATCGCATTTCTTTACAAATCAAAAATTAATTGCTTCTCGTATTAATGAGACTTTAAATGATTTAGAAAGATCTCTCACATATAAGATGTCTTTAAGTTCTACAAAATCAACTTTATCACCTGTAATTGATTTATCAAGTGCTTCTGTAAAAACAGTAACTAATAGAATTGAAAATGCAAAAGGAAAAGAAAATAGATTTGGTTCTAGAAATCAAATCATCAAGTTCTTTGATGTTTATACTTTCCAATTAACAGGGCAAGCTGGAACTGGTATTATTGAAAACCAGACAATTAAGGGTGCTACTTCAAAGGCAGCAGGAACTATTGCAAGAGTTGACGGAAGTACCGTTGTCGTCAGAGTAAAAACAAAACAAACTTTTACTACTGGAGAATTGGTTGCTTTTGCAGAGCAAACATCATTAACTTCTGTTACTGTTGATGGATCCCCATCAAAGGTAAATCTTTCCATTGAAGATGGTGCAACTATCACTGCAAGAAATCCAAGTAATATTACTGGAGATACTTACGATAATATTATTTTTGGTAAAACCATTTCTTGGAATAACCAAACTGAAACATTAACTTTGAAGAATGATAATAGACCAATCGTAGATGATTATACTGGAAGAATTCAGGATAATCCAGAAGCATTTAATAGAAATGCAGTTATTGGAGATCAAGGTCGCGACATTTTTAGAGTTGGGGATTTTATCAGTTATGCAGATCAATCAGATATACAATCTGCATACTGGGAAATTGGATCAGTCACATATTCAAATGGAGCTGAATTTGTTGCTGAAGACACCTCCAAAAATAGTTCTGCTGTTGCAAAATATGTAACTAAAGAAATTTCGATTTCCAATCCAGGAACTTCAATTGACGTTCATCTTCTAATGAATGCTAAAGAAATTTCTGACATCGAAGTTCTTTATAAGTTCAAAAAAGCATCCAGTCAAGATAACTTCGATGATATTGATTGGGAATACTTTAATGGAAACGGTCAACCCGATGTTGCAGAAATTGCAACTCCAGAAAATACTATTTCTAGTGCTGTTGAGAAGCAATCATCTTACCAAGATTTAAAGTATAGTATATCCAACTTACCTGAATTTTCTACTTTTGCAATCAAAATTGTTATGAAAAGTGTAGACCCAGCATTTGTACCAAAAATTCAGGATATTCGTGCTGTAGCATCATTCTAATTTCCGCGTATGTCTTACATTAAAGTTTCCGGGCATGATGGTCTTGTCAGAGACGAGACCACAGGTGCCATCTTGAATCACGATGATTCTGCTATACAAGCAAGACGTAAACAAAGACAGTTGAATTCCGCGTTGGACGACATAAATATGTTGAAGAATGAAATCTCGGAAATTAAATTCCTACTTAGAGAGTTAGCAAAAAATGTCAGCAGTTAATGTAGCACGTACTGATACCTTTGAACAACAGAGGGTCAAAATTAATACGATTAGTACAGCATTATTTAATGTCACTTCTGGTGGTTCTGATCTATCTACTGGCAATTTAAAATTGGGGGATGGAACACTAGGTGCTCCATCTCTAGCATTTGTAAACGAAGACAATTTAGGTATTTACCGACCAGCAATTTCCACTTTTGGATTTGCTGCAGGTGGAAAAAAGATTACCGATATTGGACTGTCTAGTATCACATCTTTTCAAAATATTATTGTTCAACAGAAAA